AGCTGCAGGTCGGGTTGTTTATGCATACCCAAATGAAAACATCACACCGCCAGCCATTGTGCTTGTGCCGGGATCGCCATATATCACTGTAAGTGCCATTGGTGGGGCTCGTTGCAATGTGCGCTTTGACATCACTGTGATCGTCAATGCAGCTGATAATCAAGCCGCACTCGCCAACATTGAAACACTAATTTTTTCTGTTACTGATCTACTATCCAACAACATTTCATTCTTGGGTGGATGGTCACAACCAACAGTTCAGCAGATCGGAAACGCCGACATGCTCATAAGCCAACTCTCGATAGAGATGGTCACAACCAACTAGAAAGGCAAGTCATGCCAGCAACATACATAACTGGTCGGTCATTGACATTGAGCATCAACTCTGTGTCATACGCAGATCAGGCATCAACAGTGACACTTGAAATGGCTAATAACCAACAAGTGCTTGAAGTCCTATCGGGTCGCGCATACAAGACTGTAGATAAGACAGCCACACTAAATGTGGAACTTTACCTAGATGACACAGCATCCGCTGGCATCATTTCGGCATTATGGGATGCAGCTAAGAATGCACCAGATACACCACTTGCATTCTCATTTGATGTCAATGGTGACACATTTGCTGGCAATGTATTCCCGGTATTTCCTACAGTTGGTGGCGCAGCTACAGATGTACTTACAACCTCACTCAGCTTCACAGTTGAGGATGGATCAGTAACCCGAACCTAATTGAGAGAACAGGGCAACCATTATGCAATTCAAAGTTAAAACAAAACAGGGCCACAACTACATAGTGAACGCCGAATCAACTTGGCTGTGGATTGAAATAGAGCGCGATCTGGGCTACACATTCAATCAGGCAGTTGAGTTAATCGAAAAGGGATCACTTGATGTCTTAACTGCTTTACTTCATAAAGCTGCTAAGGCCCAAGGGCATACAAAGTTACCTACCCAGCAAGTATGGGTTGATAATGAGTTTGAGGGCTTTGAGTGGGTGGAGGAAAGCCCAAAAGACAGTTAAGGGATTTACTGGTGCGGATAGCCGTTAGCACTGGAATACCCTTGCAAGATTTATTGACTTGGTCGCTCACAGACATAACAACTGCAACAAACTTGATAAGCGAAAGGAACGGGCACAATGGCTGAAAGCAGAACTACGGTCACCATCAAGCCTGATCTTGGCGATTATCGCGGATTGTTAAAAGCCTTAAGTGTCATGGATAAAGAAGCTCAAGGCAAACTTAAAAATGATGTGTACTCAATCAGTTCATGGGTCGCTGGCGGCATAAAAACATCAGGCTATGTAAGCGCGAGATTCCCGGCACAAGCTGCGATTGTTGCGGCTACTGTACGGCCAGCGCGTGATCGCATACCAACTATCTATGTGGGTGGAACTAAGGGCAGGGCATCTGGTGGGGCTAATGCTGGACAGTTGCTGTTTGGAAATGAGTTTGGTGGCGAGCGAAATGCTAAAGGCAGTGTTTCATCATTTCCAAATGGCGGTTACAAGTTTCCAGAGCGAACTGATCGAGAGGGCAGGGGCAACAAGGGTTATTGGATTTTTCCGACTCTGAAAGTTATGCAACCTACAATTAAAAAACGCTGGCAGGAAGCCTGTGTAGAAGTTTTGGATAACTGGGCAAGGAACTCATAATGGCTGATACACGCACACTCAAACTTTCATTACTTGCTGATGTTAATAAGTTCCTAGACGGCATGGATAAGGCCGACAAGGGAACACAGACATTCAAAAGCAAACTTGGTAACGCTTCCAAGGCCATGGTCAAGTCATTTGCCCTAGTTGGCGCAGCTGCTGGGGCAATGGCTATCAAAATTGGCATTGATGCTGTAAATGCAGCTGCAGAAGATGAATTAAGCCAAACAAAATTAGCAAAAGCCTTAAAGAATACAACTGGGGCAACTGATGCACAGATTTCTGCCACAGAGGATTACATCAAGAAACAACAACTTACATACGGTATTGCTGACACTAAGTTGCGCCCGGCATTTGGTAATCTTGCCAGAGCTACTGGCAAGTTAAGCGAAGCAACAAAACTTAACAACCTTGCCATTGACATTTCAGCTGCAACTGGCCGTGATCTTGAGGGCGTAAGCCTTGCACTTGGCAAAGCCTATGGTGGCAACTTCACTGCATTAAAGAAATTGGGCATTCCATTAGATGAAAACATTGTTAAAACTAAAGACTTTGACGGCCTAACCAGACAACTTACTGACACATTTGGTGGATCAGCAAAAGCCAATACCGAAACTTTCAGTGGTCAGTTGGCAATTCTCAAACAATACTTTGGTGAAATTCAAGAGGACATTGGCGCAAAATTAATACCAAAACTTAAATTATTACTAGAAAATGTTGTAGATGTAGCCAAAGGATTTAGTGGCGAGGATCCAGACGGATTGACCGCAAGAGCGCGTGAACTTGCAGGTGAATACAACGGCAATGGTGCATTTAGTTTAGGCGGAGCTATTAGAGCGCTAGCCGATAGTTTTGGCAAATTATTTCAAGCTATAACTAATGACGGTGACCCAGCAACTAATACTCTTATACAATTCGCTGAAAGTGTAGAAAAAATTGCAAACGCTTTAGATAGTCTTGCGACTAATTGGGGAAAGGTAACTAAAGTTTGGAAATTTATACAAAACCCATTCAATCTGAATTTACCTGAAGCAGGTTTTACACCTAGAACCAAGCCGAAGGCAGGCGCAGCTGGGGCTTCGGTAATGGCAGGGCAACCGATTAGGGTTGGTGAATTCGGCCCTGAGATGTTCGTGCCGGCTGGCTCGGGATCAATTCGCCCGGCAGGTTCACAAGGCAATGTGGTTATCAACATCAATGGCGCTGTAGATGCCAATGGCACACGACGACAATTAGAACAGTTATTCCGCACTTCATCACGCCAGATGGGATTGGTTAATCTGAATGGCGCAAGATTGTGACCTACACACCCAATTACACATTTTCACATAATGGTGAGGATTTACTAGATTTTGTAGTTGATTCATTTACCATCATTCATGGCCGACAAGATGTGCAGGATCAGCCTTACCCAGCATCATTGACATTCAGGGCATACAGCAATATAGGTGTCAATCAAAACTTTCAACTGGATGATCTTATTCAGGTAGACATTGATAACATTCAGTCATTTGTTGGCTGGGTTACATCAATAGACATTGGCATGACTGCTGGGGAAACTGGTCAAAACATTGCTTATTATGATGTGTCATGTGCCAGTTCATTGGCTTTCTTATCTCGTACAAATGCCACAGACATAACTTTAGATGTGCAAGGTGATGTGGATAGAATCAGTGAATTGCTTGTACGAGCATTTGCCTTATTGTGGACAGATTTAGGAAATAATTCACAACCCGGATTGACTTGGGCAGACTACTCACCAACATTTACTTGGGCAGATTTTGAACCTGCATACCCATTTGGATCACCTATCTTTAACGGCACAAACACTTACACAATTTCAGCTTTAACCCCAAGTGCCACAGATACATTGACTCTGTGCCAAGAAACGGCTCAATCTGCTTGGGGCATCCTTTATGACGGCAGAATCGGCAACATTACCTATGACACACATTTAGCCCGATTGACACCATCTGCTGAATTAACCATCACATCTGACATGGTGCTGACTGAAAGCATTGTTAGCAGCTTGAGCATGGGTGACTTGGTGAACATTGCTAATGTTGAAATTACTGGCGGATCATCTGCACAGGCAATCAACCAGCCATCAGTTGATATTTACGGCCCTAGAGTTGCGACAAAGATAACAACACTTGAGGACATAAATGAAGCACAGGGGCAAGCCGAGGAATATGTCTATGCTCGGGCAATCCCACAATATGCCATTAGATCATTCACTATCCCATTGCATCTAGATCAACTGGATGCAGTCCGGGGCGATTTTCTAAGTCTTGATTTAAATACTGCCTTGATTTGGCCAATGGATTTATTGCCTGAACCACTGATGCAATACACAGACACAATTAACTATGTAGAGGGTTGGACAATAACGGCCAATCGAACCGACATATTCATGACCATCAATCAAAGCCCTAGATCATACACTTATGGGCATAAGATGTGGTTAGAACTTAATCAATTGACTACATGGGATACTTATGATGTCAATACACAATGGAAGGATGCCTAACTAATGGCTGGCACAACAACTAACAATGGTTGGACTTATCCAACTTCAACGGATTATGTCTATCAAGGCGCAAGTGCCATTCAGACATTGGCATCAGGCATTGACACAAGCGTGGGCACTGGCCTACTTGCTTGGCAGTCATGGTCACCAGCATTCTCTGGTGGCTGGGCTAACGGCAATGGAACATGGACTGCAACTTATGTGAAAATTGGCAAAACTGTTCACTGGCGAGCATTTTTTGTTTTAGGAAGTACGACAACAAAGGGAACTAGCATGCTTGTTTCATTGCCAGTTACAGCTGCTTATGTGAACTCAACGGTATCAAGTTCTTGCTTGTTAGTGACGGGATCATCTCGTTACGCAGGTGTAGTTATTCCAAATACAACTGGCACAATTAGTGTGCAAACAAGCGTGGCAAGTGCTACATACACCACTGCAAATGCCATTACTTCAACTACCCCATTTACATGGGCAACTGGCGATAGCGTGATGCTTGCTGGAACTTACGAGGCGGCTTAACATGATTTGGTTATTTAGATGTAGCACAAAGAATTGTGAAAACAACATCAACCCAGTAAATCTTTGCGATCCAATTAATCCTGTTTTATGTTCCCTATGTCATGAATTAACTGATGCAAAGGAAACAAAAGAGCCTTGCCCGGTGGCTGAATAATGGCATTACCAATTAAGAATGGCCGTATCAGCACACCATTTGGCAAGACTGGCGCTAAATGGTCAGGCGGACAGCACACTGGCTGTGATTTTGCTGTGCCTATCGGTACACCAGTTCTGGCTGTAGCTGACGGCAAGATTGAGCATGCCAACTGGGGCAAGGCATACGGCAATCA